GACAGTTCCAGCCCATCAATCCTTGCCCAGAGCCATAACCTGTTGCATCCACCAGATTAGGATATTGCGGTGAGCTTCCATTTATCGTAAAAACGCGAGCCTGCCAAATTTGATGGTCTGGCCGAGCGCCAAAATGCCCAGTAGTTTCCATATGATTACATTTTAGTTCTCTTGCATGAATTAGCTGTGCCTGCCCGATAGTGCTGTTCACGCCTGTCAGAACTGCGCGCCTTGCTGCCACATCAACTTTATCGCGATGACCTGATGGGTAATGAATAACACTAACGCCGTTACCCGCTAAACCCGTTACAGCGCGCTTGACGGCTTCTGTGTAGCTCATAGCACCCGTTATAGTTTGTTGATACGCAAGGTTCATGGCGTTGATAAAATCCACCTGCGCCGATGCAGCCGTCGTCATGGTGAGGTTGTGCAAATTACCTTTTGTTTTGTGCATGCCTGCCAATAATGTTGCCAGCATTGGAGGCGATTGCTTTAGCGGGAGTGGATTCAGCCCCGCTTGAGTGTATATCTGGTTATCATATGCGATACTTTCAGCACCTGCGTTGATAAAAAGACGGTTGAGTTCCGTTTCCGACATTTTTGTAAGCGTTGCAAGCCGCCGCAAAACGTCACCGCGAAGTTGCCCTGCCTGCTGCATGATTTCTATTTGCGTAACGCTGGTATCTGTCACGCCAATTTTACCAATCCGTCGCGCCATATCCTCAATAACAGAATCTGCAAAGTGGTTATACAATTCGGTTATATCATCGGTGAAATGTTCGAGGTAATCAGGTGAGAGCATTTACTCACCGCCTTACGCTTCTGCAAACGGGTCGTCAGGCACATTGAGTGCTGCTTCCGCTTCTATTTCTCGGGCTTCCGCTTCATCATAGCCTTTGTAATTGACAAGATACCGCCAGAACGGATATTTCCCTGCAAGTACCCAGCTCCAAGCCTCAAGCGATTCAGCTTCTTTATTTCGTGTGATGCTGTCGTCAAAAAGTGGTATTGCCTCGCTGAATGCGACACCGCCGATTTCCTGCACTGCGGCACAAACGCCTTTAATGGCGTCAGCTAACGACATCTGGTGCTTTTCCATAGCTCGAAGCATGGAACTGTTTTCTGAGACTATCTGTGTTGCCGTGGCTACACTGGCGGTTTCCCACTTAAACGCCTTGTCACCAAGCCCGATGGACTGAGAATAAATATTAAGCTGTGTCTGCAAGCTCTGTTCAAACTCACCTGCACGGTATGGCGTTGACATATCCTCCACAAAGGGTTTGCCGTCTTTCTGCGCCTGAGTGTCGCCGAGGTCATAGACGGCGATGTCGTTCGGGTCAAAACGCTGAACAAATTGTCCGCTGTCGGCTTCGAATTTTGTCATGTTGGTTGACACGCCGATTCGAGGACGCCCCAATTCCATAGCCGTTTTCGCGCCGTCGTATGCCAAATCAATTGATTTCAGCACGTCAATACTATTGGCGTATACCGAGACGCCGAGAGGAACGCCGTCATAGACGTTATTGACAATATTAGGTGAGAAGACATAAAAGCGTTTCGTAATAGCAGTATACTCGCTCTTGACATTATCAGGGGTTTGAATTTTTGACAACCCGCCGCCTTTATTTACCTCAAAATAAACATTTTCAATCAAATATGAGCCATCTGGTTCCTGCGTGTGAATCATAAGATAGATGATACTCTTACCGTCAAGAACTCCACTTCCGGCAAAAGCACAATCCGTTATCTCGTCACCAACCCACGCAAGAGGAAAGATACAATCAGCGGGAATGTAGTCAATCGCCGCCTCTCTACCGTCATCGGAATCAGCGTAAATAACAAAAGCACCTGTACCAAGCGCAAATGCCTGTTCAGTCAAGCGGTTTACGTTTGTCTTGAAATTATTTCTTTCAAGAATTTCATTTGTAAATGTTCCCGATTGTTCGCCGTCAAAGGTAATGCTGCAATCGCCGTTCCACAACAGATTAGCCCAATATTCGCAGCCTTGCTTTGCCATATTCAGGCTTGCGCGAGTTCTCCGCAATCGTGTACCGCCATTGACGATGGAATAATTATGAAACGCCCGAACCTTGCCGCGATACCAACTTTTCCACACATCTATTTGCCGATAATACGCGGCATCAACAAGATTAAACTCGCGTTCTTTTTTCAGATAATCAAAAATTGTCAGTATTCTCACCTCACCAAATAACCCGCTTCCGGCTCGATTGAATATTCCGTAGCGTCAATAATATCCATGTTATAGCTCAAATCGTCGAGACGTTTATCCTCGTCGGATTTTTCATCGTATACGGCACTCTGGAACGCCTCAGCCGCGTTTTTACATTGCCTCATAAATCTCAGCCTGTCTTGCCCTAAAAGCTCATTTACAAGGCGTATGCGGTCATTAATCTGCGTTTTCCACGCATTATTAATCGGAATATTTATATTTTCGCGCCGCAAGGCCGCCTGCAATCCGCGAATTAATATCTGCTCCGCGCTATCCGCAAACACGTTCTTATTAACGCCCGGGTAGAGATGCATTATTTTTTTTAAAAAAACAACAAACCCGGCTTCAAGTGATGCCGGACTTTCAACCGCAGCGGGGCGGCATTCTTCTTCGAGTAATATAACCCGTTGATAATTCCGCGTAAATCCGGTCGCGACAAACGCCGATTGCGACTTATTTCCGCCGAAGTCCACGCCGATATTGATTTTCATAAGAGCATTAGGCTCAGGCGCAGTGTCGAGCATATACGCTTCGGCATTGTCAACGAATTTAGGATAAATTAAGCCCTCCGCACGCACCCAAAGCCCGAGGATATAACGCTGATAAAAAACACCTGAATATTCGCGCTTGAGGTTTTCCACATATTCAGGGTCGTTAAAATCGTTATCGTCCAGAGTGAAATGCCAATTTGAAAACTGTTCTTGTATCTGCTCATTGTCAATAATGTCAGTCTTAACCCAGTGTGTAGGCGCGTCAGGGTTTGTCGTTGCGTAAAGCCTCGCACCGGCAAGGGACAGCCGCGACAAAAGCATCATGTAAAATCCTTGCGGAAACAGCGTCAATTCATCACAGTATGCGCCTCCCAGTGTCAGACCTCTGATTTTCCCTTCACTGCGCTCGTCGTTAGCACCTTCAAGCCATATTCTATGGCCGAATAACATCCCGCTTTTCTGCGATAAGCTGTACTTGAAATTGTCACCAACAAGCTCAACCAGCAGATTAAGGCAATTACGCTTTAACGCCGTCACCGTCTTGCCACACATGATAAATTCATAATTCAAGGGCATTGAGCCGACAAATATTGCCCATTGCATGAGGCTTATCCACGTTTTCCCGCTGCGAACGCTGCCAGACAACAAATTGATACGTTTATCCTCAGCACGAAGGAAAGCTTCCTGCTTGCGACTAATCGGTGCTTTTGTTGCCATCTTTTAGGTATTCCAACAGAGCGGGAAGAACACCGCCGTCTGAATTCTGTGTGTTGCCCGTATACATGCCCAAGTGTTTACCGAGTAATTCCAGAGCTTTAATTTTATCGGCAAGCCTTATTTCTCGCTCGACGCTGGTCATATTATCACCAACCACGGTTTTTACTTTTACAGACTGGATAACTGCTGTGTCGTCAAGAGCTGCATCGTCTCTCACCGTGGCCGCCAAAGTGTCAATAACATCGGGCGCGTTTACAAATGCAACCCGCGCTAATTCTCGCACTACACGGTCAGCATTTACGCCCGTTCTGCGTGACCTTTCAGCCAATAATTCATCAATACGTGCGCGAATTGAAGGTTTTTGTAGCAACTGATAACCAAGCTCGCCAGCCGAATTTGAACTATACCCGGCGCGAATAGCGGCCTGTGTAGCAATTAAATCAATCATATATTCTTGAGCAAAAGTTTCATGCTTTTTGTTTTTAAGCTTTGCCACATGATTCACCGCCTTAATATTTAATCGGGCAGAAGTGAGGACTTGCACCGCAATCAACACGGGCATCACCGCATTGACGTCTATACCTTCTGCGTATTCGTGGCATAAAAATACCGCCCTGATATGGACGGCCGGGGTTCTCACAGCATGACACCGGGGAGGAATCCCGACGCCACACCGTGAAAGAAAGGAGATTGAAATATATTTAGGGTTTTACCTTGGCATCTCGATGCTCCATGAGCCGCTTATAATGCTCTCGTTCACGAGGCGAATAGCTTTCAGGTAAATATCCACTATTCAACCCGCGGGTTTTACGTTTTTCGTCTCGTATAGACTTGATTGCTTCAACGAGTAATTCAGAGTTTTGCTCGATATATTTTGTAGGTATTCTCACAATTTCCCACTCGCGTCCAAGTTCATTGCGAATGGCTATGTCTCTTTGGCTATCTTGCTTTCTTTTATATTGGTGCATGTAACCGTCAATTTCTAAAACAACTTTCAAAGTCGGAAGATAAAAGTCAACTGCGTATTTACCAATACGATGCTGGACTTTGGTTTGAACTTCGTTAGCAATAAGTATGATTGCAGCCACTACTTCGTGGGAACTCATGTATTTTTTTGGATTTCCGGTTACATGTTCGCCAACAGCCTTTATGGCTTCTTCATAGTGGTATATTTCAATGTTCTGTTTTTCAAGCATGTTGATTGCGCGTTCTATCATAAGATATGCTTTGTTTTCAATATATTGGCTCATGTGAGTGTTAATTAGTTCGAGGTGTTTGCTATAACATTCTAAACAATACAATCTGCGAGATTCTACATTTTCCAACGGCGCATTAGTATCGTTATCGGGCATCTCGCCAAGAATTTCACTTAGAAAACTACTTTCATATTCGCCAAGCGCATAATTTACATCGCCCAATATATCTCTGCCACAATCCCAGCAATGCAAGAGAACACCTTCTTCCCTCGGGCTACGCCCAGTATATATTATAATTTTTTTTCATGGCTCTAGGGGAGTCACTTTTCAAGAATCCATCAATCCACAATAGCTTGCAACCAGCCGAATAAACTCATTATGCCATCCCTGTGCGGTCTTGTAATGGCACGGAACCATCATGGCCGCGCCCTCAAGCGTGTGACTGCGCTGCCAGAATACCACGTCGATTACGAGCAGCCTATGTACACCGTCTTTGTATCGCTCCGTGGTGGCTATTGCGCGGCTGACAGCATCATATTCACGCTGCTCGGTTGGCGTCAACTCGCGGATTGCAACGCGCTCTGTGTTGCGCCCTGCTTGCCCACTATGAGCCATGCCGGAATAATCCGCAGTCGTGGCGGCTATGTGCAATTCTTCATACTGCTTTTTCAGTGCAGGATAGCGACGAATCATGTTTTTGACATATCCCCACCAGATATAACGCGGCTTACTCAATCGGCGTACCTCCTATTTCGTCGCCGTTAAAAAGGGATTTTGCGAGTGCTTTCATCTGACGGCGGTTAAGTATTCTTGTCCTCATGGCGCGGCCTCAACTTCTTCGGCAATATCGTCAAGCGGGACGGCATCGCCAAGCTCAAAAAACATAACTGCACCACCCGCATCAGTTAACAACTGATATTTTTTAGCATAATGAGCCTCGCGCGTTTCGGGGTTAATTTCCAATATCCCGACTTTACTGTCAGGCTCAAAGCCCGACAGATATTCGATTAATTCTTTACAAGTCATTCTTTCCCCTCCCAATCCGAACACGAATCGTTGTACTCAGTCCAATCGGCACAATACTCGGAATCGCTGTTTGTGCATAACCAATCGTCTCCGGCTTTGCGATGCCATATGCACGTCCCGCATATTTTTTCAGTCATGCTCGTTTACCTCCGTGCCTCCAAGGCCGCGATTTGTTATAAGCGCATTTCACTACGATAGCCTCGTCGATATCAATTCCCTCCGCAGCAGCGTAGTCAAGGATGCGGATAATAGCGTCGGCCAGTTCAACAGCAATCCCCTCTGGCTTGCGTTGGTTGCACCCTCTGTTTTTCCCTTGTTGGCAACCATCAAAGCTATCAGGACATTTGCTCCGCGTATCGTGATATGGACACTCGAAATATAAATTCGCTTTGCCGTCCCTGTATTCCTCCAACGCCTCTGATAATTCCGAGTGGCATAGGGCGATTATCTCGGGAAAGTTCGGAGGCGTATCCCACCAGCCGTGTTCAACGGCTATCTCATGAATTTCTTTTGCAAGTTCGTTAAGCATTTGTATCCTCCTCACTTCGCCGACACAAGAATCGGCTCTGTAATCCCAGCGATTTTAAGACCTGTTTTCATAATTCATTTCTCCCTTGCTTTTTTACCATCAAGCATTTGTCGTAATCCCGATAAGCCATGCACAAAGAACCTTTGCAGGGCTGGAACTCTACCGTCGTTGTCGCAACCGTTTTCCCTGACGATGTTTTCTTTGATTCAACTATGGTCTCGGTCCGAAACGGACATTTCAAAACGCACTCCTCCCGTCATTCATCCACTTCTCCATGAGTTGCGACTTCTCCCATATCTCAAACGCTCCGCCAAGTTCAAACGAAAACGTCAACTCATCGGGAGCTTTATCGTCCACATTCAGCGGCGGCTTATATTTATTGATTAAAATCACCTCCGCAACATACATGTCCGCAACGGTGGGAAACGTCGTATAGTCGATATGCGAGACTCCACGGATGTCAAGTTTCTTCTGCAAAGGGTGCCCCATGAAGTGTTGCCGGATTCTCTGGGTGAGGTCGTTCTTGGTGCGGCCTATGTAAGCGATAAATTCAGTGCTGCTGTCATCGGGCGTAGGATTGCGGCTGTACCAGATGCGGTAG